GATCTAGGCGCGTATGTCGATGCTCTGGGGAAGTCCGTGCTGAGGATTCACAACATTGCCGTGACCTTCTCCGACAGTGCCGGCAACGCTGCTCAGGTGCAGGCAGCGAGTGACAGCGCGGCCTGCCAATTCCAACTCACAACACAGTCCCAAGGCGACACGGTGACGGCTGCAAACAGATCCGTGGTCGCCACGGGGATCGTGTACGCTGTCAACTCGTTCGGTACGGACGAGTTCCCGCAGTTGTACGAGGACATGGACAACCTGCCGCAACTCTGGACTAACGGCTACCTGATCGCCGTGGATCGTCTGTACCTCGGAGGCGAGGCGAGCACGGGTTGGGTAGCCGCGGACGACATGACGATCAGCATCGTGATGGAGTGCACCGTGGAAACCATGAGCACCGCTGCGGCCATGGCTCTCGCACTCTCTCAGCAGTGAGGGGTGTGGGTGACAATGGCAATACGACCGATGACTCTGCACGGCCTCGCTGAGGACATCTGGGAGGCGCTCGACCGTAGAGGCTTCTGGGATGATGAGGAACCACCCTCAGCACGTGGTCGCCGAGGCCGCTCTGGAGCGCAGCGCGGGCTCGCATCTGCAGTTCGGAGATCGAGAGCGAAGCCGAAGCGGAAGGTGAGCAGATATCAGAAGGCGTTTGGTGCCTGCCTCAAGGACCTCAAGCGGCAGCACCCACGTACACCTACCTCTCGACTGATGAAGCGCGCCCACACGTGCGCTAGGAAGAAGAAACGACAGGGTGGTTGGTGATGGGCAGGCTCCTGACTCTCCGTGGCGTGCTCGACCCGCTGAGTCAAGAAATCCCGGCCCACCCGGAGGTCATCTTCGATTACGAGAGCGCCGGAACGTCACGCGGTTGGAAGGTGCTCCGTTGGGAGATGTGGCCATGCGACTTCGGAGAGGGACAGGCATGGACCTCTGGGACGCAGCCGAACTTCCGGCACACCCTGTTCCTCGACGATGGAGCGGCACCGAATGTGCTGAATGCTGCCGAGAATCGTGCCATCGGATGGATCTACCATACCTGTCAAGTCGGGAAGGAGCAAACCTGCATGAGCCCCTTCTGGTCGAACGGGGTTCTCGACCCCGATCACCTAGTCACCGGACGCCTGTTCATCGGGGCATCCACCTGCTGCGTTTTCGCCGACAACGCGCTGACCTCAACATGGTCCTATCTCATCGAACTTGAGGACCGTCGGATCACTCCTGCTGAGAACATCATCTCGACTCTCAAGGGCCGAGGCCAAGACATCACAGACTGATTGACGTCCATTTCCGTTATTCGGTTCTCGAAGCTGCGGGAACCAGGGCGAACCGGATTCGATTCCAGCCCAATTTCGATGATTCCCTTCTCGAGTTCGAAGTCGCCGATTCCCAAAAATTGACTGAAAACGGAAAAATCCGACGAAATCATGGTCATTTGGTGGAAATTAGGCCCGAAATGGTGCTCTAGACCCCCCCTAGAGGCACCGAAAATCAGGCGGATGTGATCCCTCGAGTGATGACATCGAGGTCCACCGAGCAGGCATCGGCCTCGTCGACAACCAACCGACCCTAATCCTCGGCGCGGAGCGCCCCCGGTGACTAGGGGAGGGCAGCCTAGCCCTACCCGGCGGCTAGGGGTCTACACCGCCCCGGCCCTCGACACTCCGGCATCGGTCTATGACAGTGATTGGTGGATGCTCCACGGAGCATTCATCCCCGTGGGCGGCTCTGCGCGGAGCATGGCTAGGCTAACCCCCGACGACATGAAGACCGACGCGCAACTGATCGCCGACCGTATAGAGAGGCTCGACCTGACTCTCGGATGCATCGAAACACTGCTTAGGAGGCTGCTCCTTGAGCGCCAATGATGCCGGAGGTCGTACCCCCCAGAGAGAGGTCTGGACGCTGCCGTTGCGTGGCTGCTTGTGCAGCAATCCGAAGAGCCTGACCATCGGCACCCGCGACGGTGATCTCGTTCGCGTCTGCGGGCTGTGCTGGAAGCGACTCAGCGCCGTGGAGTAGAAACGAAGGGGTAGGGGTCCGCCCGCGGGGAGGCTCGCAGTGGCCTCTTTGCAGTGGAAGCATTTTCGTGAATGGGGTCTTCCTCGGTGTGCTCCGGCTCACCTAGTGCACTTTCGACACCACTAAGAGGCGTCGACCTGCGCAGGCTGCCCATGGCGAAGTCCGACTCGTTCTTCATCCGCCACTCCATCGAGCCCGACAACAGCGGGACATTCACTCAGGACTCCATCGATCTAGGCGCGTATGTCGATGCTCTGGGGAAGTCCGTGCTGAGGATTCACAACATTGCCGTGACCTTCTCCGACAGTGCCGGCAACGCTG